GCGGTGGTGCTGCCGGATTTGGTGGCGGTGGCGGTAGCGGTAGTAATACGGCAGCCGCTGGATCTTCTGTTTGGGGCGGTGGAGGCGGTGGCGGTCGCAATAGCGCCACTCTTTATTCTGCCGGTTCTTCAGTTATGGGCGGAGCTGGCGGAGCGGCATCAACAACCACTGCTTCAGCCGGGACCGCGCCCAGTGGCGGCGGTGGCGGTGGCTCAACCGGTGGGGCCGGCGCCCGTGGCCAAGTTATTATCACAGTCTTCTTCTAAGAAAGGGTCAATTGATGGCTTGGTTTTTGGTTGATGCTCAAAACATCATCAATAACATCATTGAATACGATGGCGTGTCATCATATACGCCGCCAAACGGGCTCAAGCTCGTTAACTACACAGGAAGTGAGCCGGCATCCCCCGGATATTCTTGGGACGGGACAAATCCGGTCGCTCCTGTTACTTTGTCTTCGGGGGAGCCCACAACGACCACGCCCTCTTCTAACCAAGGGATCTAACCATGGAACTTTCGCTTAAGCTTACCATCGAAGAAATCAACTATATCCTTCAGACGCTTGGAACTCGTCCGTACGGCGAAGTGAAGGGGTTGCTGGAAAAGATCAAGGGCGATGCCGAAGCACAGCTTTCCACCATGCAGCCCGCCCCTGCCGAAGCCAAGCCTGAATAGGGAGCGGTATTATGGGTGACGTTTCCGTCTGGCAGAATGGGTTTTTGAAGACGGATCGCGCTCCGGCTTCGGGAGAACTTGCCGTCGGAAACGGAACCGACTTCGATCTGACGCAGAGCAACATCACGTTCGGGAATCCCTTGGTCATTGGGGTTCCCGTTACCGTCAATGGAATTGTTTGGAGCACTACGGGCGGCTTTAAATTCCCTGATAATTCAGTACAGACAAGTGCGGCGACGACGTATAGTCCGCCGACTTACGCAAACAATACGATTGTCGCTAACTACTCCGGCTCAGTGGCAGCGCCTACCGGCTACTCATTATCAACCATTCTAGACGATGTGTTCGGTACGACGCAGGGCACAGTTCTCTACCGTGGCGCCTCAACGTGGGCGGCTCTTCCGCCCGGCACTTTGGGCCAGTTCCTACAGACGCAGGGTGCCAGTGCTAATCCGGCGTGGGCATCCGCCAGTCCGTGGATCTTAGTTACGAAAACAACAGACCAATCTTTTACATCTACAACCGTCGCACCTGATAGCGCACTTCAATTTACACTGGCAGCAAACACAAAATACAAAATTAGGTTCCATATTGATATGAATGCAGGAACACCCGGTTCTGGCTTTAAAATTACAACTTATGGGCCGGCATCACCCACCGCGATCTATACAGCGGGCGGAATTTATTGGTCCGATACATTTGGTGGAACATACGACTCACCAGCGTCTCTTTACGGAGGGACAAGCGGATCAAATACAAACTACGGTCAGATCCAGAGCTACTATTTATCGTCTCCATACGCTGCTACTTTTTTTGAAATCTATATAAGCAACGGCGCAAACGCCGGCACCTTTGGATTAAGCTTTGGTTTGGATAACGGAACCGGAATACTTGCTGTTAAAGCTGGTTCCTACCTTGAATACACAACGTTCTGACCGGGGTAACAGGGAAAATGGACAGCCAGACCCTCATCAACACCGGCCTCGGCGCCTTGCTGGCACTCTTTGGCTGGCTCGCGCGTCAGCTCTGGGAAGCTGTTTCAAAACTGAGAGATGACCTCCATAATATCGAAAAAGATTTACCTAAAAGTTACGTTAGTAAAGATGAATTTAATATAACGATGAAGCGCATTGAAGATATGGTTGAGCGGATCTATGATAAGTTAGATGGCAAAGCGGATAAGTGAGGGTGAAATGGGAAATTTTTATACGGATGTGATCAAGAAAGATCATCGATTTGGTTCCTTGCAGCGGATCAACGATCCCGCGCTACTGGAGCCCAAGACACGGGCGGCTGTTCAGGCAATCATTGCGGACGCTGCCGCCTTGGGCGTTCGCCTTACTCTTCTTGAAACCTACCGGAGTCAGGTCCGGCAGCACGACTTGTATACGAAGGGCGCGACACAGCTTCGTGATGTGGGATGCCACGGGTATGGCGTCGCAGCTGACTTGGGGATCATGACTGAAAAAGGCATGGATCCCGATGGCGCGCACTATGATATTCTTCGCAAGTTAGCTGAAAAACATGGGCTTATTTCCGGAGTTGATTGGGGTCTCCCCAACCTTCCGCATTCCTTTCGGGATAGCGACCATGTACAGAGAATTGCTGTAAAGCGCCAGAATAGCCTTTTCGCAGGAAAGTGGTATCCTGACGAGAACTACGATCCGCTTATTGACCTCGGGAGAAAGTAATGAAGGGCTACCGCACTTATATCGCCGCCGCTGTCACTGCCGCCGCTGGCGTGATTGCCGCCACTACCCTGCCGGACAATAAGGCTGGCTGGACCGCGCTCGGCATGGCCGTCCTTATGGCCGTCCTGCGCTCAGTTACGACCACGCCCCCGGGCACTGGAGCCTGATATGCACAAGATGACACTTCCCGTCATTGCGGCGGCGTCCCTCCTCGCCGGCTGCTCCGCCAGTCAGTTGACGCAGTATACGTCTGCCGCCGTGGCGACGACTGCCGTCCTGAAGCAGATCGGTACTGACATCGTTACTTTCGACTGTGCCAACGCCGACTTGATCTACGTCATTGCCAAGGACGCTGGCGCCTCTTCGCGTGTTCAGACGGCACTTGCGAAAAATGACCAGATTGCCAAGGACGCTTGCCCTGCAATTACGGGTACGCCGTCCATTGTCGTGCAGACTGGTGCCGTCGTCACGCCCGTGGCGGCTAAGTAATGGACGCCCGCTTTAAGGCGCTCCTTGACGATGCTGCGTGGGCGGCGAAAAAGGTGCAAGCCGTCATCTCAGCGGTGAACGGCTCGCCCATTACGGTCGAGGCCGAAAAGCTTGTCCCCGGACTCACAGGTCTCGTAGGCAAACTTGCCGGCATCGAGGCTGTTGCCGCAGGGGCTTCAACCGCTCTTCCCGCTATCGAGGCGGCGATCACGATTTATGAAGCGCTTGGCGGACGGCCCAATCAGGATCTCGATAATGTCGGTCCCGGCCGAAGCGAAATGAGAGACGGCTGATCATCAGCCGTTTTTCTTTCTGTTTTGTGGTATAGGGGAGGGAGAGGTGGCAAATGTCAACGCCAAATACTAATCCCCTTACCTACAACGGCTACGTCAATCAGATTGCAACGCTCGCGATTGTGTCAACGACTACCGTTAGCGGCGTTGTTCAGGGCGTTGATGCATCGTTTAATACCCTTATTCCTCAGATGTTGAATTATGCTGAGCTTCGGATTCAGCGCGATCTTGATCTTTTGCCGGCACAGGTTTCAAACACGACCTACAGTCTGACGGCCAATGTCAATTCCCTTTCGATTGCAATTAGCGACTTCATCACGCTTCAGACCGTGTCGGTTGCGTCGGGCACCAGTCAATTTCCCCTGATCCCAACGACAAAAGAGTTTTTGCAGAACGTCTATAATGACAATAGCTACACGGCGCAGCCGCAGTATTTTGCTATTTATGGCGGAAATACCTCGACTTTGCTCAACATTGTCGTCGGTCCGTATCCTGACCAATCATACAATCTGACGCTTGTCGGAACCACTAGGCTTCCAAGTCTTTACCAGTATGCGAACACGGCTAACGCTGGTACGGCGACAACGTTCATTTCTACCTATCTGCCGGACCTGCTCATTCAGGCCAGCATGATCTATATTAGCCAGTTCCAGCGGAACTTTGGTCCTGCGAGCAACGATCCCCAGATGGGGCCAACATTTGAAGCGCAGTATCAATCGCTGCTCCGTGGCGCACTCGGGGAAGAATACCGCAAGCGGTTCGAATCCGTCGCGTGGTCCTCGATGTCCGCGTCTCCCGTCGCTACGCCGTCGGCGGGGTAACACATGCCGCACGCCACGCTTAAATTACGCCCCGGTGTCGATCAGAACGAGACGCCTGTCCTCAATGAGGCGGGCATATCTCAGTCCAATCTGATCAGGTTCATTCCGGATCGTACGCAGGGTGCCTTGATTCAAAAGCTTGGCGGTTGGACAAAGTATTTTAGTACGTCAATGGTCGCCATTGTCCGCGCGCTTTGGGCTTGGGAAGACACCAACTCCAATAAGTGGCTGGCGTCTGGCACTGATACGTATTCCCCTTCATTCGTGGGAACGGGATCAATCTCTTCCACGACGCTGACGCTATCGGCTGTATCGTCCGGTTCAGTTGTTGTTGGTCAAGTCATCACTGGCACGGGAATCACGACCGGCACGACGATCACCGCTTTTGTGAGTGGTACAGGCGGCGCGGGCACATATACGGTTAGCGTATCTCAGACCATATCTTCTATGGCAATTAGCGGTACATTTACGCGTTCTCAGCTTGCTGTTCTAAACGCCGTTCAGGGGTCGAATGGAATTACGACTGCCACGACGATTACCGACATCACGCCGCAGGCAACTTACGACAATATCGCCGTCTCGTTTTCAACGACATTGAACTCTTCAACGGTAAATATTACCGACGCTACTGTTACGGGCGTAAATACATTCGACTCGGTATACATAGCCACGCAAGTCAGTGTCGGCGGTCTTGTGCTATTTGGCCTGTATCCGGTCACTGGCATCGTCAGTTCGACGGTCTATCAGATCCAAGCAACAAATGTTCTTGGCAATCCCACTTATGCCACGGCCACCGTGACCAATGGCGGCGCGGTTCCCTCGTTTGCCACGACAACGACTTCTCCGTCGGTCGTGACGGTGACACTGGCGAATCACGGCTATTTGGCCGGCAGCACATTCCCCGTCCTTGTGCTCACGACTGTTGGCGGTATTCCAATTTACGGGAACTACATCGTTCAGTCTGTCATTGATGCCAATACGTTCACCATTCAGACGGCAGTGTCGGCAACTTCAACGACAAGCGGATCGATGAATGGCGGAAATGTCCGCTTTGTTTATTCCACTGGCGTCGCCCCCTCGGTCCCATATTCTGGGTACGGTCAGGGAAACTATGGTGCTGGGGGTTATGGTACGGGCGTCACGGTTCCAGCGGCTGCCGGCAATCCAATCGCGGCGACAAATTGGACATTGGATAATTGGGGCCAGATTCTCATCTCTTGCCCGACTGGCACGGTTGTCAACACTATCCCCTTACAGGGAATTTATCAGTGGGATCCGACGACTAACGCCCCCAACGCGACAATTATTCCGCAGGCGCCTCCGGTCAATGAAGGTGTCTTCGTTGCCATGCCGGAACGTCAGATTGTTGCCTATGGATCGACGTTTACAGGCATTCAGGACCCGCTTTTGGTTCGCTGGTGCGACATTAACAATTACAATTCTTGGGTGGCGACGATCACCAATCAGGCTGGCTCATTCCGAATCCCGAAGGGGTCCCGCATTGTCGGCGCCATTCAGGGGCCCCAGCAGGGCTTGATTTGGACCGATCTCGCGCTCTGGTCCATGCAGTACATTAATCAGCCTTATGTCTACAGTTTCAACGAAATCGGCACCGGGTGCGGACTTATCGCTAAAAAGGCCGCGACATCGTTAAATGGCGTTGTTTACTGGATGGGGCAAAGCCAGTTCTTCAAACTTGATTCCGGTGGCGTAAGCCCCGTCGTGTGTCCGATCTGGGACGTGATCTTTCAGGATCTCGATTTGACGCATCTCGATAAGATTCGGGTTGCCCCTAACTCTCGCTTTGGCGAAGTTTCTTGGTACTACCCAACCACTGGCAACGGCGGCGAAGTGAATGCGTACGCCAAGTACAACGTTAATCTAGGCGTTTGGGATTTCGGCACGCTTTCCCGCACGGCGTGGATCAACGAAAGCGTACTCGGCCCGCCCATCGGCGCGGATCCGTCGAGTCTGTACATTTATCAGCACGAAACGTCTCCCGATGCCGATGGACAGCCGCTATTGGCGAATTTCACGACCGGCTATTTCTCTCTGTCAGACGCTGATATGAAGACGTTCATCGATCAGTGGTGGCCGGATATGAAATTCGGTTACTATGGAAGTGTTCAGAACGCCACGCTCAGCTTCACATTCAATGCCACTGACTATCCGGGCCAGACGCCGACGACGTATGGTCCCTTCACTGTGAATAGTGGTACGACTTTCTTCAGCCCTCGCATCCGTGGTCGCCTTGTATCGTTCAGTGTCAGTAGTAGCGACATTGGTTCTTGGTGGCGCATCGGCGGAAATCGTTATCGCTACTCACCCGATGGCAAATTCTAATGTCAGCATCGATCACTGATCTCCTTACAGCCGCAAAAAATATCGTTACGGCGATTAATGGTGTCGCGCAGACATATCTTAACGTTAATGGTACGCTGATAAAAAACGGCATCACTGCCGCGACTGTCGTAAACACCGGGCAGGGCCGGATTGTAAATGTCAGTGTAGTTGCGACAAGCTCAACTGCCGGAAAAATTTACGACGCAACTACATCCGCCGCCACGACCAATCCAATTGGTGTAATTCCGGCCACGGTTGGCATGTTCACTTGGAACATTCCCTATAACAATGGTATTGTCGTTGCGCCGGGAAGCGGGCAGACAATAACTATTTCCTACTCCTGAGGAAGACAGAGTGTCGCCATGCCCCTGACGCCCGGAAGCTCCCCAAAGACCATTTCTTCTAACATTTCCGAAATGATTTCTTCGGGGCACCCCAAGGCACAGGCCATCGCCGCCGCGTTGAATACCGCGCGTCAGTCCCGCGCCGAGGGCGGGCCGTTTTCGGTCAAGGTGCCAAAGCCGCCGGGCGGCACGAAGCTCCACGTTGGCCCCATTCACAGTGCCGTGGCCGGACGCACCGATCACTTGCCAGTGCATGTGCCCAACGGCTCCTACGTCATTCCCGCCGACATTGTATCCGCCATGGGCGAGGGCAATACGATGTCGGGTTTCCGGCAAATCAAACGCATGTTTTCCGGAGCACCCTACGGTG